TTTATATTTCTTTTTCACGGAAAAATCTTGTTTAAAGAGTTTCTTTATCCTTAATTTTTTCTGTGTTTTTGACATTTGTTTCCTTTACTTTTAAAATTGTGTTTTGTATTTCTAAAATCACATATCCTATTATTCCAGCAAATAAAATAATCCATACTGGAAACGGTATGATATACCATATAATACTCAAAATCTCATTCATATAAAATAATAATTAAAAAAATACATTACTGTAACAATTAAAAAACCCAATATAAAAAATGTACCAAAAAAGTACATTAATGCTTTTATAGCTCCTGGTATTACTTTAAACAATGCTAATAGCATTGATAAAACTATAAAAGATAAAACAAAAGATGTTATTGACATTGTTTATCTTCTATTTTACTACCTTTTAGTAAGGCACACTTATATTCTGTATCGGCTTTCAATCTTAAATCAGCAGCAACGCCGTCTAATATAGCAGGTAAATAAGCTTGTAATATAGTAATAGATTCTATAGCAAATTGATGAGCAAGTTTTTGTATCTCACTCTCCATCAACTTACTCACATCAACGTTAGTACCATTCACTTTCGATTGTATAACGTGACCAATAACTGCCTTGTTGTAGTCTTCACCAGCATTGGCAGTGTTAAACCCCCATATCAGAAACGTCAATAACATTCCCAACACAGTGGTAATTGTAATCAAAAATCGCATAATCTCTCCTTGTTTATATTTATTCTTATAATATACACTAAAGAAAGTGGTTTGTCAACTAAAAAATTTGATAAAAAAGTAAGTAAAATCAATGATTTAAGGGGGCGCTATTCTAGCACACCCCCTTAATTTTGACTATGGGGCGACAAAATCGTCATTCCAACCAAATGCTTCTTTAGCAACTGAGTCGGAAAACCCTTTGTATGTTTTGTTAAGTTTCTTATTTTTAATATCTAAAAGGACTTGTGCTTCATCAGCGTGTAAGCCTTCTAAAATCTGTATAAACAGTGTTTCTTTTTTCAAACTGTTTAACTTAGGATCAGCACCCTTAACGAAATGCCATAACCTTTTTGCTTCATTCTCTAATAGTGTGTGTTCAGTACCTTCAGGTGCCTCGTTTGGTATAAACGGAGGTTCGCCTGGTGGTAATTCCCACTCTATTTTAGGATCAAAAGCACCTTTGACTAACATTCTCAAAGCAGGACTATCATACTGTTTTAGTACGGCAATCTTCTTAGGTTTATCTTTAGCGTTATTTACTTTCGTAAATATTTCGTGTACTAAAGGACGACCTGAACCTGCTGTACTAGACATAGCAGTCATAGCTTTTCTGGATATTAGATTTGGATTATCTTGTACCATTATATTTCTCCATACGTATGTTCATTAAAAGTCACTAATATTTTCCATCAAGGACTTCAATTTATTTTCTATGAAATACGGCAACAGTTTGGACCTGTCTGGTATTTCATACTGTCTATATTTAGACAGGATTTCATTTTCAATTATTCCAGGAATCAATTCTAAATCAATTAACTTCTTATTTCTATCATAAAACTTCTTTGTTTCACTGCCTAATGGTATATTGTCTATATTAGACCATTCTTCTAATCTTTTCTTTGTAATAGGTGATTGTTTCTTATCTGTTAGAAATATATCATCTTCACTTAAAATATTAGGTATACCATCTGACCTATCTCCTTTAATAATCTGTTCCTGTAAGAATTTTATAGGGTCACTATCTTCAACAAACTTCTTTTGAATAGGTGAGTATTGCTTAACATTATTATATCTTTGTAATTGTATAAAGTCTTTGTCACCTGATATAATCATTATAGACTCAGTAGTATTATAATGCTTAACCAAAGTAGCAATAATATCATCAGCTTCGCACCTTTCAACGTACATAACAACATAAGGAAAGTTTTCAGCGATTTCATTTTTTATCTCCGTAATAACTGTAAATATGTAGTCCCAATCTGTAGCAGAGTCAACTCTACCTTTTCGTCTGGCGTGTTTATAATTAGGAAAGAAATCTCTACGCCAAGGATTACCAGCGTCTGAGCATAAGACCATTTTACCATAGTCTTCTTTAAATTTAAGATTAAAACCTCTTAATGAGTTGATTACCATATGTCGTATCATTTCTTTATTTGGCTTGACATCTGATTTACCACGTGTCTGTGCCATTAAATTTGAAATTAATACTTGGTTTAAATCAACTAATATCATTTAGTCCATTCATCTGTTACATCTGTTACATCTAATTCGCCTTGATATATTGTCCAAAAATCTGTAGGGTCACCATAATTTTTTTCTAAGTATTCATATCCATCTTCTTCATATTTTTCATCTAATTCTTCTTCTAGGATACCTTTACAATTCTGAAAATAAAAAGAACATTGATCGTCAACTTCTTGTTCTTCTACCATATTATGGTCAAATTCAAATTCATTACCACTATCTGTAGGATCACCTATAATATCAGATAGTTCTTCATCATTTTCTACTTTTATAATACAATGTCCCCAACGATACATTTCTTCCGTTACAAAAGATTTTGTATTATCATCATTTTCATATCTTGTATATTCAAAAATGGACTTTTTCCATTTAGGAGATACTTTAAAATAATTTGCCATTTTTACTCCAAGTTCTATCTAGTACATAATACCATATACCATTAATTATAGGTTCTATAATAGCATCAGCACCTGCTAATGCCCAATCAGCACCTGTAATTAATCTATTACAAGTCATAGCAATTAAGATGTGACCTAATGTGTAAACTATAGCACGACCAATACTAGTTGTACCTAGTTTCTTTAATAGTCTAAAAATACCGTTTTTAAATTCACTCATAAACATTTAAATTGTGGTGGCGATTTCTCGCCACCACTCCATAGACTAGGCGTCAATTGGTGCTAAGTCTGATTTATTTACAGCAACTTTATGATTGTTGTATCTAAACTTTGTACCGTATAGTGCTTGAATACCAGCAGCTACGATAGCTCTTGTAGGTGTACCTAATCTGTACACTTTTTGACCTCTTACTTTATTACCATAGATCATATAACCTTCGGCTCTTAAAGTATCAATCATCGCTCTTGGTGATTCTAAATCAAATTTACTTTGAATAGTTTTCCAAGCAACGTTTTCACCTTTTGCTAAAAGATTTAAAACTTTCTGTTTTTTAGAAAGTTTCTTTCTACCTCTAGTTTCGGTAGTTGTTCTCTTTTTGTTAGCAACGAATACTAATTCGTCTTTTGAGAACATATTTTTGATATAATTTAACATTATATTTCTCCTTTTTTTCACATTCACTATTTTACAACCTGCGAAGGCGATTCCACTAGGAATTTTGTTTTTACTTGTCATCATCTGGCAAGGTAAAATCTGAGTCAAAGTCTATATTACTATCTAATCCCTCTAATTCATTTGTAATATCTGGACTTAATGGTTTATGAATTTTATGTTTCTTATCAATCACTTTACTATAATCTAATTTTGCTACTTGTTGTCCTGATCTATCAATAGAAACAGTTACAATTTTATCTGATAAATCTTGTGCTGGATGATAGTGACCAAAATCTCTATAAATTAATCCTCTCATAACATCAACTAATAAGGATAAGTCTTTTGTAAACTTTTCGTTATTTGTTCTAATTGCCAAGTCAACAAAGTTTCTTAATAAGTTCAAGGCAATATCGTCTGTGGCTGCCTCAACAAAATCTTTTGTTTGTTGTTGTTCAATTCTTTTTTGTTGTTTACTTGTATCACTTGGACCAACTTTGTCTTTATTCTTTATTCGGTCAAGTGGAAAAAGTATAATTTTTTCACTCACTAATAATCTCGCCTTTAAAATTTACTTTACCTTTATCAGCAAAGTATTCTATTAATTGATTGTAACCACCAACTAATACACCATCTATTTTTATTTGTGGCATAGTTCTTACTTTTTTACCAATATCTTCTAACAAAGCATCAACAGAAGGATAATCTTCCATTTTCTTTTCGGTGTAATCAAGGCTAAGATTTTTCAACAAAGACTTAGCCTTGTTACAATAGACACAATTATTTTTACTGTAAACTATTATCTCCATTACCGTTTCCTAATACTTCTTTATAAGATTGATTAGCTTTTTCTTTAAGTTTATAAGCATCCACAACTTCTTCTATTGTGTAGTTATACATCTTATTAAACTCACCCATTGGCAATCTTAATCCTACCCAAGCACGATAATAACCTTGTTTTGTTAAAGTCACATCTTGCTCAAATATTTCATAACCTCTTACAGGTGTATTTTTAATTACATTGACAAGTGTAGATTCAACTTCACTTACAACTGTTTTAACATTAGTTTTACCTAATTCAGTTATGAATTGTTTTGATTGTTTATTCATTTCACCTTTAATAATATCTGCCAATTCAGCTTTAGCAATCATTTTTGCTTTTTCAATTGATAGATTTAAGTCAGGCGATACGGCAGTACCTACACCAAAGATACACATTTTATCGTTATCTTTTGAATTAAATACTTTTAGATCACAAGCTTTTGACTCATTATAATTAGCCATATACCAACTTGGAACCGTATCTAAAGTCTTACCATCTTCACTTTTAATTTTATAAGACTTGGAACTACAGTTTGCCAGTAATAAACCAGCGACTACAACTGTAAGTAGTTTTATTGTTTTCATCATATAGTTATTTGACCTCATTCTGTATATAATACACTACTTCTTTCAATTTGTCAAGCGCCAAAGATATATAATTTAAGAAATCATCAGCACTCCAACCTAATATAATTACAAGTAGTAATGAGATAATGATTATATTTTTAATCATTTTACCTCCCAATCACCGTTCTGTTGTAAACACACTTTTCCGAACGACTTAAAAGCGTGGTTTGGT